AAATTGATGCTGCCGAGGATTGCAAAGATGCAGCAACCGCTGCGCCCAAAGTTAGAATGTTTGTAGGTGAACTCGTACCTACACCCAAGCGGTTGTTAGTGCCATCCCAAAATAAAGACGAACTCTGCTGCAACACATTCCCCGTACCTTGAAACAATACTCTTCCTATTGTACCCGAAGATATCGGTGTAGTGCCTATGGTTAAGCCTGTGGGTGGTAGCGGTATCGCATCAATGAGTTCTTGACCAGTTATTGATCGTGTGACGTAGCTTCCACTCTCAATGGTGGATACTTCGATGAGGTCGGTTGCTTCCAGGTCGGCTCCCTTGGGAGTCATCTGGGATATCTTCTGTGTTCTAAATGCCATGCTTATATTGCAGAAAGGCAGCCAAATGTTTAGAAGGCGAAATAGCTGTCATCGGTATAGTACTCCTGGCGTATGTGCGTGGCAGCGTAGCGGACGGCATCCATGGCATCATCGAAGAGCTTCACGGGTTCATCGGTTATGATGTCACCGACCTTTTTCCACTTGTAGTTCTCGTATTCTTTCTTGATGCGTGGCTCATCCTCGCAGACCACTCCGAAGGTCTTGATGTTGTCGATGCCTTTCTTGACCACCTTGTTGGCGTTCTGCACGTCATAGCCAGCGTTGTTCATCTCAGCAATGATTTCAGGGCGAGCGTAGTCAGCCACAATGGTGACGTGCTGCTCGATGCCCAGGTTGCCCATCTTGTCTATGAGGTTGGTGGTGGTGAGGTAGCTCTCATAGATGACTGGCTCGATGTAGATGTCATTGTCGCACCAGTAGACTCGCATCAGGGCTGTTGGGTGATTGTACCCGAAGTCGAGCCCATAGACAAAATTGACGAACCTTGCCGGGCGATGCTTGACGAATGTCCAGTTGGAGTAGATGTTGCTCTTGCTGATGGCTTTCTCTCCGAGCGCATAGATTTGATACAAGGCTTCATCAGTGCGCTTGAGGTCCTCAATTTGTCGCTTGATGCTGTCTGGGAGGAATGGGTTGTCTTTATACGTTGACTTGATGATAACACTCTCCTCCATCGGTAGCTCATAGAGCCAGGATGATGACTCTGATGGGTTGTAGTCAAATATGAGCTTGTGCTCGGTCCTCATGTTAAGCTGCTGAAAGTCCTCGAACCATAGCTCATTGGCTTCATTGCACCAACCGAGATGTCTCTTTCTACCGCGTATTTTTTGCTCATCATCGACTGAAAAGAACTCCACGATGCTTCCATTCGGGAAGGTGTAGATGTGCTCTGACTTGTTGTGACTGGTCACCTCATAGATACCCATCTCCTTCATGATTTCAAAGAAGTCACGCATCACCGTTGCCCTGAGAGCTGGGAAGGTCTTGCGCACGATGCTGACCACATTGCCAGGATTCTGCAAGCAGTACACCACGATCATTTGGCATAGCGAGTAGGTCTTGCTCGAGCGGCTTCCACCCTCATTGATGATGAAGCGGATGCTCGGGTCTGCCAGTGCAGTGTAGTTCTTTTCGAAGATGACAGTGCTGTCGATTGTGATTTCAGCCATAGGTCAAAGTTTAGGCAATAGGGATGCTATACGAGTATTTCTCTCATATAGCCAATACCTACAAAGATAGTAATAATACTATTCAGTAGGTCTAATTATATTCACCTTCACCTCGGAGATGCTCTGCCCTCCAGAAGTGATGTCAGTCTTTTCAGTCAGACCATTCAGTCGTTGAGTGATGGATGCATTGAATTGTCCAACCATCCCTCCCTTGATTTGGTCGTCTCTGATTTCATCGCTTATATGCGTACAGATTGTAGTAAACGTTGAATATCTCCCATCCGTATTCGCAAAGTAATCATTCACCACAAGACCTTTGTCATGACAGAATACTCTGAATCCGCTCATTGTCAATGGCACCTCAAGTGGAATCGGTTCAGCCTTCCCGGTCTTATTTGAAAGCGCATAGGAATAGCGTGGATTCTCTTTAACGTGCTTTTTATACTCAACGAAAAGCTGATATAGGTCCTCTGGCTCTTCGAAGTTTCTTGGTCTACCAGTTTTCATATCAATCCTAATCCTTTAAGTTTACTTTCTGCCCAATCAAGTCCAGTCTTGCCACCCCACAGAAGAAACGAAACGTATCCGCAGTCCTCAGGTGCTGAATCCTCGAATGTAGGCTCTGCCCTGGAGAGGTATGAGTACATTCTCTTGATCGTGTCCACTGAAATGGGCTCCTTGTTTGCGAGTTGCTGTCCTCTGACCTTACCGACTTGAGTTGCGCACTTGTTCCCGAGTTCTTTGTTGAGCTCGATTCCTCTGCGTGCGTTGTTTCGCACCGAGTCAGGATAGTCCGAGTAGGTTTTCTCTGCGAATGCTGCTCTGAACTTCGAGAATGCGCTCATCTTTGACTCATCCCACATAGCATTGCACACAGCATATCGCTGGTCATTCTCTGGAAAGTCCTGGAGTGCCTCCTCATCGCCCATGCAGCGATTTAGGAAATCATCCTTGGTTTCGTTTGGTGTTGGCTTTGGCATTGGTTTTTCTTTTTCGTTTTGGTGTTGGTTCTGCTCTCGGAGCTTCCGTCTGCTCATCAGCCTCAATGCCCTCGTATCGAATGCACTGCTCTGGTGCAGTTGTGGTCTCCTTTTCGAACAAATAGCCGAATCCGATGCTGACATAGTATCGGTATCTGTTCACATCTATATTGTCAACAACCACTGTCATGTTTCCGAGCGTGGTGTTCTTGACGATAGTCTTGCCCTTGTATTCATCTTTTATTTTCATAGTGTATGGATTTAAGCGTGTTTTTTATGTCAGCGATTAGGTAGTGTGCTGAGGTGTTTGGGATTTTGAAATATTGCGCCATAGATCGTGCCGTTGTGAGTCCCTTGTCGAAGTATGCATTGGCGACTGCAATCTTTACGTTGTCTGTCAGCCCATCTCGATAGATGTCCACCGATGACTTCCATCCCTGGTATTGTTGCTCGATTGCGATTTTGTAGTTGAGGTCCTCACCATCATCGAAAGTGTCAGGAACTGCAAGTTCTGATGCCATGATTCGCTCATCCTTGAAGCTGTTGACGTTCTTCCAAATGACTTGCCTCTTGATTGAGTTGAGGATATAGCTCTTGACTTTGCCGACATCCTCGGTGCTGTCATTGATTTCAAGACAGTGCAGATATGCGTTGGATATGACCGTGTCGATAGTTAGCTTCGGATTGTACTTGGAGCAGAAGTACCTGGTGTAGCGATACAGCTCCTCATAGTGGGACGATATGTAGCGGTCAAGCGTTGCTTTCATACCAGTTGGTGAAATCTTTGTACCAGATTTTGCGTCTGATTTGCGAGCAGAAGCACTCACGGTCGGGCTGTCCGGTCACGCTGACCTTGATAGCCTTGAGTCTGTTCAGCACTTTCTTGGTGAGACGTTCTTTCTCATCCATTAGTTGCACTGCTTTGACGTATTCTATTTGCTCTCTATCCATTCGCTGATGATGTAGGCACCCATCGCTGTGATTGCTGCCGTATATATATTGCCTGAAAGTATCAGAGCAGTCCAAAATGAGGTACACTTCCAGCATCCGAATCCAGCGTGAATGTAATCACCGAGCTTGGAGCTTGGGATGACTCTCATGAATGTGAAGTCGATGACCCAGTGCAGAGGCTCGAAGTTAGCGATGAGCCACCCGAGTGCGAGGTATTGTATCAGTTCCATAGGTCAAAGATAGTTTTAATTACTAAAATAATAGCTATTGCTGTCAAGAGTATCATGGTGCCGATTGCAGCCATCTCCTCACGTTGATCGTTTTGGTTTAGTTTCATTGTTCTTCGTTTACTATTTCTAATGTTCCATTGATTGAATAGCCAGTCAACCGAATCAACTGCTCAATGTGATAAATCAAGTCCTCAAGCTCCACATCCTCGTGTTCGAACTCATAGCTGGCTTTGTGTCCGTAGTGGGTTATTTCTATTTTCATTTTTTTGTTGTTTAGTTAAAAAAGCCTTTTTCGCTCAAGAAGGCAATAACTCTATCTCCCTACGATGAGAACCGACACTTACCCGGCAGGCTACGTTCCGCACGTCTACGGCATTTGTTTTACATTTCGTGTTTAGATATGTGGCAATTTTTACCCCTTATCCTTGTCCAGTTTTTTGCTCAATAAACTTGACATCTGCCTTCAGCTTCTCAATATAAAGTGTGGCATCCATCAACTCTTCCTGAAGATGGTTCAGCCAATCGGTTAGGTTGAGGTCATCACGATCTAAAGTGCGCCCATATTTCTGGATGCCGAGCTGGCTGCGCTCATAATATTTTGCCAGTACCTTGAGCACGATTGGGTCAGTTAAGTGCTGCTGTTTGCTCATAGAATTCTTCTGGTGTTACTTCCGAGATGTGTACTTCATCCGAAAAAGTTAGTACTATGCAATAAGAGCACCCCTTTAGTTCATTCAAGAGGTCCTCTAATCGCTTTACAATGTTGTCAAGTCCATCATTCCTTGTGCCAATATATCCGATGAAGTATCTCATTTCATTAGGAAGTTGAATGCTTGAATGTAGAACTCATCTCCCACCCCATTGCCTTTCATAAATCTGGTCAATGTGTAGTAGTTGAGATTCATATCTTCAGCCAAGTGAGTCATCCGATATCTCTTGGAGAGTCGGGACCTCAACTCTTTATGGATGAAGTCCCGAATGTTCTCGCCATCAGAAAGGTAAATCGTCATCGATTTCATCTGTGATTGGTTTTGATGGTGCTGCGATGCGGATATCCCATGCATTGAGGCTGACATAATACTTGCCGTTGTACTCACGACCTCGAAGGTCGAACTTTACCTCACATTCTTGACCGACTTTGGCTCCATCCAGGAACTTCACTCGCTCATTAACTGCTTGGAATTGTACCAGCTGCGGATACTTGTCACCGATTGATAGAACGAACTCTCTGATGTTCATCTTGTCACTCACTTGTTTGGCTTCACCAAGGTGGTGAATGGTGCCTTTTGCTTTTAGCTCTTCCATTTTTACTTGTTATTTAATTGTTCGTAATATTCATGATATAGATCGGATGCTTCTTTAAGGCGAGCAACCATCTTTGCCTCGATATCTTCATCCCTATCATACCAGAGAGCTGTGATTCGCTTCTCTGGATTGATATGGTCGACTCTGTGCAGCTGGAGATTCTCGTATTCGTTGAGGAACTCATCCCATGTTGTGACCATGCAATATATCAGCTCGGCACATGGCTTGTCATAGAGCATCATATAAGCACGCAGCTGCCATTCATAGAGTGGGTTGACTGCATCTTCCACAAGTGCTGGGAATGTATCCAGGGACCACGATGTTTTGACATCGATGACTCGCTGCTCGATGACGATATCAGCTGTGCCGATGAGATAGTCATTCTCGATGGTCTGTTCATTCTTGACGTAGTTGGTAAACCTCACAGAGTTGATGAGGTTGATTGATTCCAGCTCTTGCTCTCTACCTTTCCAGATGTACTTATTGTTGAGTTCTGTGGTGTAGTTGTAGAAATCTTCCTTTGCACACTGCTTGATGTAGCTCTTGGCTGTTTCTCCGATGCTGTCCTTGGCTCTGCCATTGGTCATCAGCTTACCGATTTGCGATGGATGCCATTTCATAGTGCGAGAGCTTTGAGTTGTACTTCAGTTAGTGCATAGTTTGAAGCCAATTGCTCTGCTGTGTACTTGCCAGCTTCGATTGCTTCGAGTGCTGATTTGAATCGCTCTGCATTGATTGTTGGCTTTCCTTGAGGAGCAGCAGCCGCTGTATTGCCATCATCATCCACAGCTTGAAGTGATAGCAGTGATTGCAATGTACCTCTTCTGAAGTAAGTGACGGCAGCGAGCACCTTTTGTGGGTCTGTGATGACCGGAAGGCTCATGAATGACTCGATGACCTCACCAGAATCGATGTCGATGATACGAGTCACCACATCATTGCCAACCACTGGCTGCAAGAGAAGCAGTCCATGCTCGTGGAGGATAGGCTCCACCGTTGTGAGCAGTGCATTGATGTCAGCATAACTCTTTTTGAAATGAGGATTCGTTGCATTCTTTGCAACCTTTCCAATCTGCTGCTTGGCAGCGTGTAATTTTTGCCAAATGTTCATTGGCTCTGCGAGTGTAGCCTCCGCTTTCTTTGTAGTCATAATCGTTTTTTTTTGTTGTTTTGAATTGTAAATATACTGATTTATTTGATTGATTCACAAAATTGCTCATAAAATTTCAAGAATCCTTCAAAATCTTTTGCAATAACATACACACCACCAGCTTCCTCGATGGCTTTCTGATATGCTTTCTGTGCATCTGACTGCCTATCCTTGCCATACTTGACCTCAATCTTCACAGACCTCCCCTTGATCGTGGCTGAGATATCTGCCGAGCCTGGTGTTCCGGTGCCCTTGGTCCACTGACCACCGATAGCCACTCCATCTGTTCGGTATTTCTTGCGATACACACCCATCGTGTTGATTCGCTCCGCTTGGCATCCGCTGAACTGAAGGAATGCGATGATTGATTTGGTCAGTGCATTGGCGGAGTTGTCATTCCATTGGTCCAGGGCGATGAGATGCGGTGGGATGGTTGGATACTTTTCCATTTTGTGCTTCAATTGTAAATCTTTTAGGATTTTTCGGTGTTGTGGTGTCATTGTTTTGCTTGTTCATTAAGTTCATCCCAAATATCATCAGATTCTGGAGTCGGCTTGGGATTTCCCGAATCGAGAATGAAGTATCTGCCGTTGTGATTGCGTCCTTTGGTGATGTTGTAGCCTTTATAGTCAGCATACGATTGCACCCATTTGAGGAATCTGCGTGGCTCGAGCTCCTTGAATGATGTGAATTCTGATGTGAACTCTTGAATCTTGGTGCCGTTGTAGTGGTACACATCGAGAGCGAGGTTGCCTTCCTCCACCCAATCAAAGAAATCCTTGCACGTTGCCTGAATCAGTCGCTTGGCATCTGCGTTGATGCTGATGGCTTTCATCAATCCATTGGTGAGGTACTTCTGAAGGTTCTTGACCATATAGTTGTCGAACTTCAACCAATCTTCATCTGCCCAGGAGTCGAATAATAGCCGACCATACTCATCGAGTGGGCTGCGCTTGCTGTGGAAGTACTGATAGAACTCCAGCTCATGCCTTCTGCGATCATGAGAAGAGCCTGCACCACTGATGACGTAATTGGTGGTGATGACAATCTTTGGTGAGCGGTTGAATGGAATAAAAATCTCATCCTTATTCTTTCTGTTGACGGTGATTCCTTCTGTGATGAGGCTGAATAGCTGCTCGAAGTCGAATGCTTTACGCACATCATCGAATGCCAGAATCTGCGTGTCCAGGTTTACTCGCTGATAAACGAAATCAGACTTTGATGGGTTGAAGCTCTTGCCATCAATCTTGACCACTCTGCGCAGATTGCCGAGTGCTGCCAGCATGAGTGACTTTCCAGAGCCACCATTCGGGTTGTCATCGATTTCTTGGTCATTGAAGATGATTGCTTTCTGGTCAGTCTTGTCCTTGAATGTGTGCATTAAGTATCCGAGCGTGGTCTCAAGCGCATTGATTCTGCCTCTATCATCTGCTGACACCTTACTGACAAAATCTTGGAAATCATTGGTGCAGTCATCCAACATAGTGAAATCTCGCTCGATGATTTGATTCTCCCAAATGTATCCATCGACATCGATGTAACTCTTCAGCTCAACTTTGCTCTTGGATATCTTGGCCACACCATTCTTGAATGGAATATAAGAAGCATCCTTGCTATCCTGGAGCATCATGATATTGATGCTGTCAATCATATTGATGAAGTTCTCATTGAATAGGAATGCATTCCTGGAGCAGTAGTTCCAGACATCCATCTCACCCTTGCTTTGGAGATAGTTCAGCACAAAGTCCTTGATTTGTTCAGCTGAGGATATCTTGACCTTGTTTTCTTTGACTCTTACAAAGGTTGGCTTCTCTGCATTCTCTGGATAGTACTTATTGAATCCGTTCTTGACCAGAAATTCAGAGTAGTTGGATGGCTTGATTGTGATTGTTCCCTTCTCATTGACTGACCAAAATATATCATCGCCTGTTTGAATCTCTTTCTTGATGTCCTCAATGACATCCTCTCGCACGTTGAGCTGCTTCTTGATGTCATCGTCTGCGATGCCGCTCTTTAGCTTTTGACGTACTCTTTGGAACGTATCCTTGTCCTCAAAGTATTTGATGCCGTATGAGGCTTTTTTGTAAGCCGAGCGAATGGTTGTTACCATCTCTTGCTCGCTGAAGCTGGAGCCTTGAGCATACTTGGTCCAGATGTACTGCTCTGCTGTATCCTTTGAGATGCCATATTCGCAGAGCACAGCTGCCAATTTGAATACGAACTCATTGCGACTGCCCTCCTCGAATTGACATCCATGGTCGAATCGCTCAATGAGGCTGATGATTTTGTCCTCATCGGATAGGATGCAGATTGGAGTGCGCTCGGTGTAGCTGAATCCTTGGTCTTGCTCGATGCCTTCAAACACCTGGCAGAACTCATTGAAGTAGATGTCAGGGTCATATGATTCGAAGCACACCCGGCTGACGTTGCTGTTCTTTGTGTCAAAGTATTCGCTATCGAAGTACTTGCCGAATGCAGTGAATCTGCGCTTGTGCTCAACCTTATCCGATTTTGGTATTCTGATGACAGCTTTCAAGCCATTCCCAGATGGCGATGTGAACACCATCATCACATGGGGGTCAGCAATCAGCCGCTTCCTTTCCTCCATCATCAGTTTCTTGGTTGGATATTGGTCGAAGTCCAGGATGCACAGACCAGAATGCTCTACCAAGCTGCTGTCATTGCGCTCGGTGAAGGTACCATTAAACATGATGGCATTCAGTGATGACTTCAGGCGGTCATGCTCGGGGTCAGCCTTCTCCAGTGATCGTATTGTTGCCACCTTTTTGATGAGGTCAGGATTGCCGAGTCTGATGCGGTTGTATACCTCCTGAATGGACAGTTCAAAAGGCGTTTCTTTGATGTTAAATAGTGATTTGAATATGGAAACTTTCATAAAATGTTGTTTTGTGGGCTATAAATATACGCATTTCGTGACGATAAATAAGTGTTTCGTGACGCTCCGTGACGATAAATTTGCAAATCTTAAGGCTTAAAATTCTGATATTGTGCAACTTAACGTTTTTGCGTGACAATGACGCTCTCAAAATTTTTTGGCTCTTGTTGTGTTTACCATCACTCCAGTAATCGGTACAATAGAGCAATCGTCATTCCGTCACGCTTGTGAACTCACCATACACCCCTCGCTTGATGTCAGTCTGTATCTTTTTAAGCTCCCAATAT